ACGTGATCGTGTGTATACAGAAATGTGTGAAAAGGTGAGGATAGCACCAGGGGACTGGAGAAACTTAGTCTCTTCTGATGATTCCTACACTGCACATGGACTGCCTATGGATTCACCAAAGCTGGTTCGTCTTAGGATTATGCTATTTATGAGAGCCCAGGAGGTAGTTGAGCGGGTCATGAATGTTTGGACATCAGGTAGTAAAAGCTCAATATCCATGCTTGTGTACGAATTTAATTCCATGTTTGGATCAAATATGTCAATGCATCCAACCACATTCAAATTTGCACTGGCATCTGTTCACCCAGTGAATACTGACTCTTTTTTTAGAATGGTCAAAGAGTCATATATAGCCAGCAGGCAAATTGTGGAGAATGGGGGGTCTCTTGAATTATATACTATTGCCAGCATACTGAATAAAAGGTACTGTGAGAGTATTTATCACACTCATCCTGGTGGCCAAAATGATCTCCGACAATTCATGCTACGGCCTGAATATTGCCCTTATCAATTAGGGGTATACCCCATCATGGATCCTGCAATCATGATTATGTTTGGCCCAGAATGCCATAATTATCGGATCCTACAAAAGAGATCACAATTGAATATTTATGAAGAACAGATGTTTCGTGTGATGCACACTTTGGTTTCGGCAAATGACCCTGAGGTGTATGCTGTCAGCACCTCCATTGATGATGTGTTTGTTGGGGTCAATAGGATAGAAGCTAGTCTGGGGCCAATTGAAAGATTAGAGAGGATTAAGAGAAGTGTTGGGTATAGTTGGTCAGATTTGAATGTTCATGTCATTAAGGACCCAATGTTGTTGTTCAATACACCCAAGAATATTGATGAATTAAAAGTTAAAGTCTTTTTGAAATTATACAAGCATGGGGCATCTGAGGCTCTCAGGACCACTGCTGCTTCAATTTATTATGGTCGAGTGGCTGCAAGTGTGTCTGCAGAAGCTTTCAAGATTCCATTTTTTAATGCTGACAAAAAAATGACTTATTCCGAATGCATCAAAGTTCTGCTCAACATGCCAACAGATCAGATGGATATAAATGTATTGTATCCTCATCTGGATGATTTTGAAACCATTGATAGACTCTCTGAAATCGAGTTGAATTTCAGACCAAGAGATAGATTGGAGACACAAAACATGAGGAGTTTGCAATTGAACAAGTTGCAACAGAGGATAACAAATCCAATCATTGATTTGCTGAATGACAAGTGGAGAAATCCATTACCTCAAACACCGAATTCATACATCCGTGATTGGATCAATTTGACCCAAATGATACCAATAATCAAAGAATCTCTTGATCAAACATTGGCATCTTTCGCAGGTGATCGTGAGAAACAAGTTCGAAGCCTTCTCCTCATCATTCTAAGACTCATGAGTTACAGCACAAGACCAATGAAAGCAATCATTTATGGCCCTAGCTCCAGAGCATTTGATAGCTCTTATCTGTGTTTGAAACAACAGAATAGTTATACTAATGCAACTAGTAATGAAACCCATGGGAGACAGATGATGGCAATAATAGCAACTAACACTGACAGGCTTGCATTTGCTTTCAATTACTTTGCATTGGCGTGCATAACGATGGGGAAGTGTATTGATGTCAATCATATGGTGCATAATGAGGATATTGAACATTTTTTCTTAGACAACTCCTTAGGAGTCGCTTCATACAAGAAGATTCTAATGATGTTGATAATGTTGGGCAGGGTTACTGATGTAACATCATGGTCCAGGAAAACCAAGACTTGTTTTCATAAGTGGGAACGGCGAAGTGAGATAATTGATGGGAAATATAATGGTGATTATCTGTTGAAGATCCAGCTTGCAGACACTGTGATGAACCTGGATTATTCTGCAAAAAAGGATTGGTACTACATCACAGTTAACAGTGTCAAAGATTTGCATAACATATTTGAGATGTTGAATGATGTATCAAGCATCCTAGGGATCCCTGTTGAAAATGTTCTCAAAAGGACTCACCCTGGTGTTTACCTATTAACCACAGATTCAGTCATCATGATTCATAAAAGGGTTGGTTTTCACATGAGCACTTTTCCCTTAGATAAAATAAATCTGAGACCAGATAATGTAACATATGCTGATGGATGCTTAACATTGACTGATGTAGATGGGAGCATCATCATCAGAACCATTGAAGGCCTATTACACTCAGATTATACACCTAAAGAAGGTGAAATGAAGGAGGAGATATATATTCATGGTGTAAGGTTGAGTAAATTGGTTAAATTCCGACCATTTAACACCCATTTTTCAATAGATAGCTTATCACCACAAACCCTATGTGAGATAATACAAGTGGGTGTTCAACCAGATGAAAAAGATCTGGAAGTACCAGTACCTCATGTTAGCCAGATCACTAATGAAAGACTTGGGATTGACTTCCCAGTCAGGGGGATGGATTCGGAGTATGCTCCATCCATAGTTATTGAAGACCCAGATATTCCAGAGGGAGCAACTGGAGCATCCATTCTTGGTGACATTCATTCATGGGTTATCCCTGATTTTGATGATTTAATGGAAACATCCATTAATGTAGTTCATGACACCTGGTTCAATCCTAGTTTGGATTTGAACCTGATTAAGACAATGACAAGACAAGTGATCACTTATCAGCCAAAGAAGATTCTGGAGAAAGTTCTCAACATTAAGTATTTGATATTAACCAAATTGACAACTTCATTGAATATGTTGAACAAAAAAACCATTGCAGCAACTTACTCTATCACCAACAACAGAAATATACTTTATGCTCTTATTTACACATATGATAAGCAGTTCACAAATAGAGATATACCCTCACCATCAGGTTGTGAGGTTTCAATAGATACAACATTGGATGAGTTGTACAAGGTGATGAAGGTGAATCTAAATCTATAAAGTGAATTGTTG